GTCTAGTTTGTTACCTACATCTATCTCTAATTGAATCATGGCGTTACCTTTCTAATAAGATGGGGGCTTTCGCCCCCGTTTGTTAACGTGCTGCTTTTATATTATTGAGTTGCTCAAGGCGCTTCGCGCGTTCCTCAAGTATGTTTAGTTCTTCTTGCAGCGTTGCATGGCAGAAGTTCAGAGTCATGCACATAATCGACCATTCTTCTGCTGACTTAGCGCGTTCCATTAAGTCATCAATTGTTTTAGGAGTTACAAATAAATCTGTTTTAGGAATTGGATTGATCATCTTGATTACCTCTCTATCAAACGGGGGCTGATCGGCAGCCCCCTAACCGTATTACCAACGAGCAGTCATCAGTCTGCCGCGCTTACCTATCATTACCCGTGCATCGTATGGGTACAGTCTTGACCACTCGAGTGCATCGTCTTCATCCTTAAAGAACTTGACTTGCTTTACTGTACGCCACTCGATGCAGACCATGTAGCAAGTTAACCATAACCATAGAGTTCTAATACGTTCGATCATGTTGAGTACCTTTCTTAATTAGCTCTGCACTATTGCATCGCATGATTATGTTATAGCTGATGGCGTGGCATATGTAAAGTTTTCCGCCTTATAGGACGACCCCCACCCCCCTAAATCCACGACCGGAGTCCCGCGCCCCTCTACACCAAAACTTGCACAAACGACTTCACTTTTTCTCAAAACCCACACCCCCATCAAAAAATATTTTGCAAAAATTTTCCATAACTCTGTTGTCAAATTAACAAGTCTTTACAAATTAAAAATTCGTGTTATATTGCGCTAATTGTTCACCAAGCCACAGAACGCTTACATGAACGTTATTGTCCCAAACATCGAAGAAGATATTCCTCTGCCAGTCTCCGCTATGGATGCACTGCCTGATATGTCGCCCCAACAAGAAATAGAAATGCGGGCTAAGACTATTAAACTAATCTCTGATTTAAACGGTGTGGCTATAGAGCCAACTGAAGAACATATCAATCAGGCAAGAGACCTTGCCAAACAAATGATTACTAATCCAACAATGCGACCTGAGTTTGCTAAGTACCCTAATGAGGTGATGGCATACCTTGCAGGAATGGTGGCGCAAAGCAACTGCATGATCGTAGAAGAGTTATCAGATTTAAAACTTTACGTCGTAAACAAACTCATCGCTGAAGTAGAAAATGCGAAGGACGCAAAAGCCCGTATTACAGCTTTATCAAAGTTGGGAGAAGTCGATGGTGTAGACGCATTTAAGAAGCGTAGTGAGATAACACACAAAGTACAAACAATAGAAGAAGTTGAGACAGAACTCTTTACTATATTAAATACACTAGAAGATCAGATCACCGATGTAGAAGTCAGGGAGGTCTCTAGTGGGATTAGCGAATCTTAAACTTCGTGCAGAAGACCTAAATAAGATACGCGCTGCGCTTCCAACTATGGAAGATAAGCAGAAAAGGCGTGCTGTTGAGCTATTAAAACAGTATAAACAAGAGACAACACGCGAAATAAGCAAAGAATCGTTCTTAGATTTCGTAAAACACGTATATCCGGGCTACAAAGTAGGTCCACACCACTATAAATTAGCCCGTATCTTTGAAGAAATAGCCGCTGGCAAGAAGAAAAGGGTGATAGTTAACATAGCGCCGCGTCATGGCAAGTCAGAATTGATAAGTTATCTAGCTCCGGCATGGTTTTTGGGTAAATACCCACAAAAAAAGGTGATTATGGCGTCACACACCGCAGATTTAGCGGTGAATTTCGGTCGCAGAGTGCGAAACTTAGTAGGTTCAGAGCCATATCACGACATTTTTCCACAAATTGAGCTACAAGCTGACTCGAAATCAGCATCTAGGTGGGGGACTAACTTTAATGGAGAATACTTTGCTATTGGCGTGGGCGGCGCCCTTGCTGGTCGCGGCGCTGATTTATTTATTATTGACGATCCTCATTCAGAACAAGACGCTAAAACAGGACGACCCGATGTATTTCTTCCTGCTTGGGAGTGGTTTCAGTCTGGTCCTCTCCAGCGTCTTATGCCGGGTGGTGCAATTATTATTGTAATGACTAGGTGGTCGAAGTTAGACCTGACTGGTCAGATTAATACTCAGATGGAGCGTGCCGAAGGCGTAGATCAGTGGGAAGTTGTTGAGTTTCCTGCGATTGATGAGAATGATCAGCCGTTATGGCCTGAGTTTTGGTCGGCAGAAGAACTACTTGCTAAAAAAGCGGGTATGGATATTCGCTACTGGAACGCCCAGTACATGCAGCAACCAACGTCTGAAGAAGGCGCACTAATTAAAAGAGAGTGGTGGCAGATGTGGGAGCAAGATGACCCACCTCAATGTGAATTTATTATTATGTCTTTGGATGCCGCACAAGAAGCGAACAATCGATCTGACTTTAACGCTCTTACAACGTGGGGTGTTTTCTTCAATGAAGAGACTAATAACTATGCAATAATCTTACTGAACAGCATTAAGAAGCGTATGGAGTACCCTGAATTAAAAGCATTAGTTCTTGAAGAATATGGTCAGTGGGAACCAGATGCGTTTATCGTGGAGAAAAAGTCTTCTGGCTCAGTGTTGTATCAAGAGATGAGAAGAATGGGTATACCCGTGTCGGAGTTCACGCCGGGTAAGGGACAAGACAAGATTTCCCGTGTAAATGCAGTATCAAGTTTGTTTCATGGGGGCATAGTGTTTGCTCCTGAGAGACGTTGGGCAATGGAAGTTATCGAGGAGTGCAACGACTTCCCAGCTGGTATTAACGACGACTTAGTTGACTCGACAACACTAGCACTACTTAGATTCCGACAAGGCGGGTTCATTCGCTTAGATTCGGATGAGAAAGACGATATACAACTGTTTAAATCCAAACGGAAAAAAGCTTACTACTAAGGACAATCATGAGTATTGAAAAAGGTTTATACGCAGCTCCTCAAGGCATTATGGAAGAAGAGGGTGAGCCGTTAGAGATTGAGATCGAGGACCCAGAAGCTGTGCGTATTCGCACGGGTGACCTTGAGATTGACATCGAGAAAGACTACGAGGAAGAAGGCTTTGAAGATAACTTAGCTGAATATATTGATGACAGCGAGCTAGCATTGATAGCATCCGAACTAGTAGAGGCTTATGAGGACGACGTTAGCGCTAGAAAAGATTGGGTACAGACTTATGTAGATGGCCTTGATCTATTAGGTATGAAGCTAGAAGAACGTACAGAACCTTGGGCTGGTGCGTGTGGCGTTACACACCCACTACTAACAGAAGCACTTGTTAAGTTCCAGTCTGAAACAATTATGGAGACGTTCCCAGCAGCGGGTCCAGTTAAGACAAAGATCATAGGTAAAGAAACGCCAGAGAAGAAAGAAGCGTCGATACGTGTTCAAGAAGATATGAACTACCGCTTGACTGAAGGTATGCCTGAGTATCGTCCTGAACAAGAACGTTTATTGTGGGGCTTGGGTCTGTCAGGTAATGCGTTTAAGAAAGTTTATTTTGATCCAGCGTTAAATCGTGAGACAGCTATTTACGTTCCGGCAGAAGATGTAGTTGTTCCGTACGGCGCGTCCTCTCTCCAAACGGCAGAGCGTGTTACACATGTGATGCGTAAGACAGAGAATGAGTTAAAGAAGTTGCAGGTTGCAGGGTTCTATTTAGATGTGGACTTAGGTGACCCTACTAATTCTATTGAAGAAGTAGAGAAGAAGATTGCAGAGAAGTTAGGCTTTAGAGCTACGACTGACGACAGATATAAGATACTTGAGATGCACGTTGAGCTTGATCTACCGGGCTTTGAAGATGAGAACGGTATAGCATTGCCTTACGTAGTAACAATAGAGAAGTCAACACAGACTATATTAGCTATTCGTCGTAATTGGAAACCCGATGACAAGCTCAAACAAAAACGCAACCACTTCGTTCACTACGGGTACATACCGGGGTTCGGCTTCTACTGCTTCGGCCTCATTCATCTTGTGGGAGCTTTTGCGAAGTCCGGCACCTCAATTTTGCGTCAACTCGTCGATGCAGGGACCCTCTCGAACCTTCCGGGTGGACTTAAAGCTCGCGGGATGAGAATTAAAGGTGACGATACTCCTATCGCGCCGGGTGAGTTTAGAGATGTAGATATTCCAAGTGGTGCTGTTAAAGACAACATCATGATGCTTCCATACAAGGAGCCAAGTGCAGTATTAGCCCAATTGATGAATCAAATCATCGAAGACGGACGTCGTTTTGCCAGTGCAGCGGATATGAAAGTATCTGACATGTCTGCACAATCTCCAGTAGGCACTACACTGGCTATTTTAGAAAGAACCCTGAAAGTTATGTCAGCGGTTCAAGCGCGTATTCACTACGCTATGCACGAAGAGTTCCGTCTATTGAAAGATATAGTGCGTGACTTTGCTCCAGAAGAATATTCATACGACCCAGATGTAGGTAGTAAATCAGCAAAACAAAGTGATTACGACATGTGTGATGTTATACCTGTCTCTGATCCTAATGCTGCAACTATGTCTCAAAAGGTTGTTCAGTACCAAGCGGTGTTCCAACTAGCACAAACAGCACCACAGTTATACGACATGCCACTTCTACATCGTCAGATGATTGAGGTATTAGGTGTTAGAAACGCAGCTAAGTTAGTACCGATGAATGAAGATAGACGTCCACGCGACCCTGTTACAGAAAACATCGACATACTAAAAGGTAAACCAGCTAAAGCGTTTGTATTCCAAGACCATCAAGCTCACATTTCTGTACACATGGCAGCGATGCAAGACCCGAAGATACAGTCAGTCGTAGGGCAAGACCCACAATCAGCACAAACAATGATGGCAGCAATGCACGCTCACATCAACGAGCATGTCGGGTACGAGTATAAGAAACAAATTGAAGCCGCTATCGGTATGGAGATTCCTGACTTTGAGGATGATGATGACCAGCAAATACCGAAGGAAATGGAAAACCGTATCGCACAGATGGCGGCACAAGCGTCGCAGCAGATACTACAACAGCATCAACAAGAAGCTCAACAGCAGCAAGCTCAGCAGCAGATGCAAGACCCTATCATTCAGATGCAAATGCAAGAATTGCAGATCAAACAAGCGGAAGTTCAGCGCAAGATTGCAAAAGATCAACTCGATGCGGCTGCAAAAGACAAGCAGATGCAGATTGAAATGGAGCGAATTAATGCGCAGAAAGAGATTGCTGGGGCGAATATGGCGATGAAACACAGCTCCGATAAGCAAAGAAATGATACACAAATGGAGATAGAAGGTTTCCGTCAGGGCATGGAAATGAACAGACAACGTACGCAGCAAGCATCTATTAGTAAACCCCCACAAAAAGGAAAGAATAAGTGAACATAATCGAAGCGGCACTTAAAGAGATAAGGGAGCGTCGGACACAGCTATCCAATGCGCTGGCAAACAAAGCAGCCAAGACCTATGACGAGTACCAATTCATTTGCGGCGAGATTCGAGGCCTTACCGCAGTGGAGATTTATCTTGTAGACCTCGCAAAAAACTTGGAGCAAAACGATGACTGAAATAGTAATCGCTACAGACAGCGGTGAAGTTTCGACCCTGCCACAAACAGCGGAAGAAAGAGCAACACAACTGCCTACCCCATCGGGATACCACATTTTGGTGGCAATACCTGAGATTGAAGAGAAGTATGAGAGCGGGTTAATTAAGGCAGATACAACTAAGCATTATGAGGAAGTCCTTAGTACGGTCTTCTTTGTCGTGAAATTGGGTCCAGACGCCTATAAAGGTGAACGGTTTACGTCAGGTCCGTGGTGTAAAGAGGGTGACTTTATCCTTGCACGCCCGAACAGCGGCACTAGATTGAAGATTCATGGACGTGAGTTCCGTCTAATTAATGATGATTCAGTTGAAGGGGTTGTTGACGATCCACGCGGAATTTCACGAGCATAAGGAGGCTATATGCCAGATTTTGATAAAGAAGAGTACAAATTCCCTGACGAGATTGAGTCTAAGGTGTCTATGAAGGACGACGATGAGGAAGAGTTCACCGTAGAGATCGAAGACGATACGCCAGAAGAGGATCGTGGTAAGGAACCCCTCCCTAAAGATATTATTAACTCACTGGAAGCCCCAGAGGACGGCGGTGAGTATCCCGAAGAAGTAGTCACTAAGTTTAAGCAGTATAAGAAAGCTTGGCACGACGAACGTAGGGAGAAGGAAGCAGCTTACCGTGAGCAAGAAGAAGCTCTACGGATGGCACAGAGTATTCTTGAGGAGAATAAGCGCCTTAAGTCTACCCTAGCGTCTGGCGAGCAGGTTTACATCTCTACTATGCAGGATTCTGCTGAAAAAGAAGTTGAGATGGCAAAGCGTGAGTATCGTGAAGCATATGATTCGGGCGACTCTGAGAAGTTAATTGATGCACAGCAAGCCTTAACTAATGCTAGTTTAAAGTTGGATCGCGCAAAAAACTTTAAACCCACTTTACAAGAAGACGAAAATGAGGTACAACTGCCGCAAAGATCGCAAGCTGACAACAAACAGCAAGCTGATCCAAAGTATGCAGCATGGCAGCGTCGTAATTCAAACTGGTTCCAAAAGGACGAGGAGATGACCGAAGCAGCAAAAGGACTGCATATGAAACTGTATCGTGAGTACGGCCCTGAATATATTGGTACTGACGATTATTACGAGCGCATCGACAAAACGATCCGTAAACGGTTTCCGGAGTCCTTCCCTGAAAACAGGGACGTTGAGACAAAACCTCAGCAAAGAAGTAAGCCTAGTACAGTCGTAGCTTCAGCTAAGCGGAGTACGGCTCCGAAGCAGATTAAGTTGACAGCGACACAAGCGGCGCTGGCGAAAAAATTTAGACTGACACCGGAGCAATATGCTCGTGAAGTACTTAAACTGGAGAATAACAATGGCTAATAACAGACTTACTCGTGAACTTGAATCCCGTAAAGAAGTAGAACGTCCAAAGCAATGGGCGCCTGCTGAGACACTACCAGAACCGGATAAGCAGCCGGGTTTTGCGTATAGATGGATTCGTATTTCGACCTTAGATAAGGCCGATCCCCGCAACTTGTCAGGCAAGCTACGCGAAGGATGGGAACCTGTGAAAGTGTCGGAACAACCAAGATTTCAACTGCTAATTGATCCTAACAGTCGTTTTAAAGACAACGTTGAGATCGGTGGGTTGTTGTTGTGCAAGACGCCACAAGAGTTTGTAGATCAACGGAATAAACATTTCGATAATCAGACACAAGCTCAGACGACTGCAATTGACAATAGCTTTATGCGAGAAAGCGATGTACGTATGCCACTCTTTGCGGAGCGCAAATCGTCTACATCGTTTGGTAAAGGTTAATTTAAAACTTTTTTGGAGTAAATTATGGCATATCCTGTTGTAGATGCCCCTTACGGGCTACAGCCGGTCAATTTGATCGGAGGTCAGGTATTTGCGGGTTCTACTCGTGAATATCCAATCACTAATGGTTACTCTACGAACATTTTCTACGGTGATTACGTAGGTTTGTCTCGTGGTGAAATCGTCCGCTTGTCTGTGTCTACTGGCACAGCAGGTAACCAAACCGGCATCTTTTTGGGATGTTCGTTTACCAACCCCGTCACAAAACAAAAGCAATTTCAACAATTCTGGCCTGCATCAACTGCGGCTGGTGATGCAGTAGCTATTGTTTCTGACGACCCTGATGCAGTTTTCAAAGGTGTTGTTTGCTCTGCTACTACTGTTATTGCTTCTGGCGCTCGCGCCATGATCGGTCAAAATTTGGCAATGATCAACAATACAGGTAGTCTCGCATCCGGCAACTCTAGGAACGCAATCTTGGCTCCTACTGATACCCCTGCCACCACTTCTTCCTTGCCCGTTCGCGTGCTTGGTTTAGTGCCTGACACGGCTGTTTCGCGTGGTACGGCAACGTATACCAGCATTTCTACTGCTACTGTGACCTGTTCGGCTCTGCCGTTCGCGTTACCAATTGGCACTGATGTTGGTTCGCTGGATTCGAACGGTCAATATATCAGTTCGGGTTCTTTTGTTGATACCGCGGCTTCTGCCGGTGCTACCTCGTTTATCTTGAACCAAGCTCCTGCCACAGCTTTTGGCGCCAGCTCTACGCTTGTGTTTATGCAGTATCCAGAGATTCTGGTCAAGATTAACTTTGGTCAGCATCAGTATTACGCTGGCACCAGCATCGCTTAAGGAGAAACTAAATGGCTATTTCACGCGCACAACTATTAAAAGAACTCTTACCGGGCTTAAATGCTCTGTTTGGTCTTGAATATGCTCGTTACGGCGAAGAGCATAAAGAAATCTACGAAACCGAAACATCGGAACGTAGCTTCGAAGAAGAAACAAAACTGTCAGGCTTCAGCGCTGCACCTGTTAAAAACGAAGGCTCTGCTATTCGTTACGACAATGCACAAGAAGCATGGACAGCACGATACAACCACGAAACAATCGCTTTGGGTTTCTCCTTAACTGAAGAAGCAATCGAAGATAACTTGTATGACTCGTTATCAGCTCGTTACACCAAAGCTTTAGCTCGTGCAATGTCTTACACCAAGCAAGTTAAAGCTGCAAACGTATTGAACAATGGCTTCTCATCGGCTTATACCGGCGGTGACGGCGTATCGTTGTTTAACACTGCGCATCCTTTAGTTTCTGGTGGCACCAACGGTAACACTCCATCAACTGCTGCTGACTTGAACGAAACTTCGTTGGAAAACGCTGTTATTCAAATCGCTGCTTGGACTGATGAACGTGGTCTGTTGATCGCTGCTAAGCCTAAGAAATTGATCGTTCCACCAGCGTTACAATTCGTTGCAACTCGTTTGTTAGAGACCGAATTACGTGTCGGTACAACTGATAACGATATCAACGCATTGAAGAACAATGGTTCGATCCCAGAAGGCTACACGATCAATCACTTCTTGACCGACACAAACGGCTGGTATTTAACTACTGACGTTCCAAACGGCATGAAGCATTTTGTTCGTAGCCCACTGGCTAACTCAATGGACGGCGACTTCGATACTGGTAATGTACGTTACAAGTCTCGTGAGCGTTATTCGTTCGGTTGGTCTGATCCGCTTGGTATGTACGGTTCACCCGGTGCAGCCTAAGTAATTGGGAGGGGGCTTCGGCCCCCTTTTTTATGGAGTAGATATGAATATCTTTATACAAAAACAGATTGAATCATCAGAACGTCTATACAAAATGATGCTAGATGACCATAAAAACCGCGTCAAAAGCGTGGCAGATGTATACGAGGTAAGTGAAAGTCTGCAAAAAAAGCTACGTGAACGTGATGAAGAGATAACAAAACTACGACGCCAGTTACGTGCCTATGAAGCAATAGAACGCATGTGACCTGTTTTTGATTTGTAATATTCGTGGTGTAGTATTAAATGGCAGCCAGTCGGGGTTGCTATTTTGCTATGGAGAATATTATGAAAGTGATAATTTCGTTTGAGTGTGATTACGAAGAATTGTTTGACGTTGTCGAATACGAAGAGTACGAAGATGATGAAGATGGCGTTGAGTACGACGAAGACGGCGTTGCTTGGTGGTTCGATGAAGAAGAAGAAATCTGGTACTTCTACGATGAAGACGCAGATGACTGGTTCGAGTGGGATGAGTCTGAGTACTACGAGTTTGAAGAAGAAGTAGTTGCTTAATTTAAGGAGGCTTCGGCCTCCTTTTTCTTTTTCTTTGCTTGGTATTCTGCGTCATGTAACTTACGGTGACAGTTTGCGCATAGTACAATACAGCGTTCTTCTATTTCTTTTAATGCGCCTTTGTAATTACCGTTTGTAAGCAGCCTATTAACTTTTTTATTGTCTTTTGCTCTTACAACGTGGTGAAAATCAAAGGTAGCGGGGTGGGTTTCTCCACAATGTATACACATTAATGTGGCTTTATAGTCTCGCCATTTTTTCCTATACTTTTCTTTATTGGACTTGATAGTTGCTTTAATTTTAGCTGTATGCTTAGCGTAATGCCGTTTGGCTATTTCTTTCTTTTTCTCTTTATCTTTAACCGGCATACGTATCTTAGTTAGGGTTAAAAAGCGTTTGCATTTTATAGTAGATATGGTATAACAGCAACATTCCGGGATTATCCGGTACGTCAAATAGCCCCGGCTAGCAACATGCAGATTGGCGTACTTAACTCGCATGTGAGGAAAATTTATCATGGGTTTCGCTACGCACCTTGGTCCTTGGTTATTAGGCACCGTTAAAAATACTACTGGAACAACTTCCGGTACCGTTCGCAATTTAGGCGCAACTGTTGTTGCCCAAACCATTCCTGTAACTTTTAATACGTTCGCTAACTTAACCGGCACTTTAGGTTCAATCCCTGCTGGCTCGTTAATTACTGGCGTTCAGATCATTACGTCTACTGACTTTAGCTCCGCTACTACATTAAAGATTACTATCGGTGGTACTGATGTAGCTACAGCTTCTACTATTACTTCAACTGGCTTTATTAGTGTAACAATAGCTTCTACTTTCGCTGCTACTGCGGCTAACACTGGCACAACTGACGACTTGATTACTTACACAGCTACTGGTTCTAGTTTAACTACTGGTGCTGCTACTGTTGTAATTCAGTATGTTGTTCGTGACTCTAACGGCAACGCTAACCCTACTGCTACTCAACAATAATAGGGAGGCATCATCATGATGCAAACAGACGTTAAAAGTGCGGCAGCGGCAGCAAATGCGACGACCACTATTTTTGGTGGTCCCACACGCATCAAAGGCATATCTATTAGCTATTCTACTGGTGCAACGGTTGTTTTAAACGACGGCACAGGCGGTACAGCGGTGTTCTCTTTTACTGCACCAGCGGCGGCGGGTTCTATCTACATGATGTTCCCCGGAGAAGGCATTAAATGTAACTCCAACGTTTCTGCTGTGGTAAGCGCAACGACTACGGCGGTTGTGTTCTATGGCTAAGACTCCGGCATGGCAGAGAAAAGAAGGCAAGAACCCCGCTGGGGGTTTGAACGCCAAGGGGAGAGCCTCCGCGAAAAAGCAAGGCATGAATTTGAAAGCTCCCCAGCCGGAAGGCGGCTCAAGGAAAGAGTCGTTCTGCGCCCGTATGTCAGGTATGAAAAAGAAGCTTACATCTGCGAAAACAGCAAATGACCCGAATAGCCGCATCAATAAATCTTTGAGGGCGTGGAAATGCTAGACCAACACGAAACAACTAAATACGCAGTTGATGCGTTATCTTTTATGACAGTACTAGGTACACTGATGGAAGCACTTCCAGCTATTGCGGCATTATTTACTATCATCTGGACTGGTATACGTATCTGGGAAACCAAAACTGTTCAGAAATTTATACACAAGGACAGATCATGAAACGCAAAATGAAAAAGTTTAACGAAGGTGGTAAGACCTACGAGCAAGAAGACGAAGGT